AGTCCAAAAACAACAGGTTTAGGGAGCGCGTTGCAGACTTGAGCTGATAACCGCCCGTCATCTGCATTCCACACCGCTCAAACGCCTCTTCAACGATCTCATCAATCGAGAGGTTGAAGTCTGTTGTCCCTGAAGATGCCATTACTTAGCCTTTTTCTTTACGGCTCCGCCATCCTTGTACATAGGGATACCAGTGGTCTTGCTTGGAGTCTTCGTTACTTTATTTCTAGGGCCACTTCTTATTGCCCCGCCGCCTTGAGTGGCGGCTCCCATTCCACGTCCTGCCATGATGCACCTCATTAGGTTTAGTTATTACGCCGCCGCGCCGCCTTGATAAAGGGCCGTAACGCTTGTTACTTCCGCCGAAGACACATCAATGAAGATGCCGTCTGTAAACAGTATTCCCATGTCAGGGATACTAAGTTCGTAAGCCCCTGCGGCTGCGGGAGTGGTAAGAGTCATTACTACTGGGTCGGTCACTAAAGCGCCATTTCTAAACGAAATAGATGCCCCCGTCGCAGTGCACGTGTAATACACGCCCATTAAACGCGAACGGCCAACAACCGCCGAGGCATCTGCCGATTTAGTGACAGCTTGGATATTACTTGAGCTCATAGGTCTCTCCTATTAAATGAGAAACTTAGGACAGGTTATTGTTTTGGAGATACATAACCGTAACCGTTCCAGCGCCTGTGCCGTCGCCATTAGCGCCAGTAAAGTCAGCAAGAACCTCTAGGTCGGTAGTTCCGACATTAGTAGCTTCTGCGTCCAAAGTACCGTGGGTGGTAGCTAAAGCTTTGACATCTACACTGGATAGGAAAGCATTACCGTCACCGGCTGTACCTACAGATACGGTAGCAGCACCAGTGTCAGTGTTAGCGGTAGTCACGTTTAGGATAACGTCAACTATCTGAGAATTTGCAGGGACTATAGCGACCCGTTGGTTTAAAGCACTGGCTCCGGTAATATCTACGATGATGGATTGCGCCATTGTTACAAACCCAGTATTAGCGACGTTTGTGCCAACTGTTGTGCCAACTGTGTCTTTGATAGTGCCCGCTTTAATAGGGCCAGAAAAAGTAGTAGAACTCATTAGGAGATTCCTTACATGCAAGTTTGTGGCGCATCTGTCTGCATGTCGTCAGCCGGGGCTGTCAGATACACCGAGTTGGTTCCCGGTACTGCCTTCAGTATATAACACCTATAGGTAATCTGCACAACTCAAACGCAAAAAAGACCCACCGAAGTGGGTCAAACCTTCTCAGGGGGAGAGAAACCGACTGTCGGGTAGGTCCCATCTACATAATACGCTATTTACCCAAGGCATGTTCGTGGATATTCTCCACCCACCACATAAACATATCCTCGCCAAGCGTGTGTTTCATGGTATTTACACGGGCAGCGACAAGCTGCACATTCTCGCGGGTGTAGGGACCGCCGGGATTGATACGGTCTATAGAGCCATTGAACTCCTTCTTCTTGCCGTCCCCGTCCTTGCCGTCCCGTTGGTAGGTTAGAAGTACGCCAGACAGCGCACACCGCCCGCCTTGGGTCTCCCATATCTCGATAGCCTGATCGATGGTCAAGGTGAACTTTATGCCCTCTTTTCGACGTGAGGACTTTAGCTGGGTAGTGAGTACTCTAAGGAAGGCTTCTGGGGTGGCGGAGGCTTTACGCGCTCTCTGGGCGGATATGCACTCACGACATACCCCACGGGTGGTCCCGTCCTTAAACTTCTCAAACCTTGCTACCGCCTGTGCTCTGTTGCATGAGGTACATACCCTAGACTTAGGACTCATAATTACTCCCCAAAAAAAAAGGAGGGCCTAAGCCCTCCTTTTCCTTTACCCATTCTCTTTTTATGGAGTACCGGGCGATCCGAAAATGCCGCGTGGATCACTAAAGCCAAAGCTATAGCGCTCACGAGCCTTGTATCGGACGTTACCTGTGTCGAAATCTCCCTCAAAACCAGTTGAGAGTGAAACACGGTTAAACATCTTCATACCGTTTGGCGCGTCTGTGCAGACAAACCAAGCGTCAGGGTCAGTAAGGTAATGATTTACTGCGTATCCCTGTGGAACCATGCCCATGTTACGAACGGCGTTGATGTCGTTATCTGCTGTACCTACGCGCAGAGTAGACTTCAAGATGCGATCCGCAGTGAACTGTAGCTCTTTAGGTATTACAAGCTTAGTTCCCTGTACAGCGATCTTCAGGCCGCGCTCATCCGTAAACGCAGCAATGTCAATCAGTGCTTGCTCAAGGGAGGCTTCCGTCAAGTCGGCTGCTGTGGTCAGCTCGTTCTTAAGGTTAGGACCAGTAAGAGTAGGGTGGTTTAAGGCACACAGTGCCACACCGTCGCCACCAAGAGATGTAGTGAACGCGCCATTCAGAATGGCCGCCGCTTTAATCTGCTTAGTAGTAGCCATTGAACGTGCAAGGGCTTTGGTGTACCTAGCTGATAACTTGTCGTACAGGTTATCTTCTATGGCTTCTTCCGTTAAGGAAAAGGCCAACGCCACGGTTTCATTGGTATAACGAGCTGTATAGACTTCTTGCGCTTGGTCGTATGCAACGCCCGCGCCTTCAGCCTTAATAGGAGCTTCGCCAAAACCAGAAAGCATTACTTCTTCTTCAAATGCTCTGTCCGAGGACTCGACATCGTAGATTTCTGTGTGCTCTTGATCATAGGAGTTGTACTCGATACCAAACAAAGCGTTTAGTCCCGGCTCCAACTCTTTTACTAATTGGGCTCTTGAAATAGCCATTTGCTAATCTCCTTATTGACCTGCAACCCCGGCAGAGCCGTATAGGTGCTCGTTGATTTTAACCACTACAACAGCATTTGCACCGACAGCATTGTTGGGAGTATCCCAAATACCAATGACTTTCAGGTTTAATGCAGCAGTTGTAGCGAGTGAGCTAGTGTCGAGTTCATTAGCCGAGAGACCAGTAGTTGTATTACCAGTACCTACAACGATGTCAGCGTTCAGACCGTAATCAGTCTTTGCGTTAGTACCGTCGTTTTGGATGATGAACATCTGGCTTGGATCATCAAGCACTTCGGCAGTAATTGTGCCTTGAGTGATGTTGATAGAGCCGGGGTAGTAGTTCGACCAAGTAGGTTTCTGTGTAGTCGGGTCATTGTAAAAACAACCGTTGAACACGCCTACCGCTGCCGTATGTGAAGACGGATCGAACTGTAATATGTAACCATCTTTTAGTGTGACTAAGTCACCCTGATAGATAGCGCCTGCTTGGTTGTCAGCAATCTCGTAACCGTACTGCTTCTGGCCGCCTGTGCCAGAAAGGTTTCCAAGAGGACGTAGACCAAAAGCTTTGTCGTTATTAGCCATGATATAGTTCCTTAATTAAGTTATTCAGCGCCGCGTGGGCCGCCAATGCTTACTTTAGACTGCCTATCTGGCGAGTTGATTTTCATAGACGAACCAGTGTTCGTCTTCAACAGGTCATGATCTGCAGCTCTTATTTGGTCATGGGTTTTTGAAGTATAGAAAGCCGAGCGCTCCGCAGCAGTTTCCTCTGGAATCCTAGCTAACAGTAGTCCGCCTACGCTAATTACGCCTGCGTGCTTACCGTCGTCTTGGACACCTGAGTCAAAGTCAGGATGTTCGTCCGCGCGCACCAGTTCATACCCCTCACGGAGTTTGGATGCTACATTACTGCGGTCGTCTGTCCCACCAGATTCTGCTCTGATCCAACGGTGCTTATAGCCCGGAGGAGGAGGTGGAGCATCTAATCGTGAAGGCGGAGCCCAAGCTTTACGGCGCGCAGTTTTTTCTCGTGTATCGCTGTCACGAGTGCTGCGAGTTAATTTTGGCACATTAGTAGCTTCGGTCATTTTTAATCCTTAACGTGTTTGGCATATTCTTCAAGTGGAACCCCTAGTTTTTTTGCAATCGCAACTTGACTTGGACTCAACCTAACAGTGCGGCGTGCTGTACTATTTACACCCGAAGATCGGGTTGCAGGGGCTACCGGCTGCACGGGGCGGCGTGACCTGTTGTCTGTTGGCGTAGGTGCAGGTTGAAATTCCCTTGGGAATATCTCCTTGATCCTACGATCTATCTCATCATAGTACTCATCGGTACTAGGGTCAAACCCTTCCTTTTGGACTAGGTCCACATGGATTCCGCGAACGGCGTGCGTCATCACTGTGTTTGTCCCAAACCAATCGTTGTTTTCGGCCCATTCTTCAGCCCTGACATCTGACTCAGGCGCGCGGGGAGCAGGAGCCTGAAACTGGGGCTGCTGAGGTTGTTGGGGCTGCGGGGGCTGCTGCCGCCGTGTAGTAGAGTCTTGAATCCTCTGCTGCTCCATCATGGCAGTGGTTAACCGCTGCTGGGCCTCGGTTTCAGTGTCTATATCCCCTTCTTCTCTCGCCCTTTTAATAACCTGCTTTAAAGCCAACGCATGAGAGCTGATACGGCCTTGCGCCTCTTGTAGGCGTTCGCCGTCTGTTTTTTGGTAGCGTTCCTCCAGCACTTGGTTTTGCTGCTGGACGTTTTTAGCGTAGTCCAATGCCGCTTCTTCACGGCGCTGTGTCTCTCGTAATCGAGCAGTCAGCTTATCTATACGCTTTTTAACCTTGCCTGAGTAGTTCTCTAACTCTTCTTTTTCAGGAGGAGTCTCTTCTTTAGCTGCTTTTTCAACAACAGGAGCCTCTTCAACGGCTAGTTCCGCATCCGTGCCATCATCATTCATTTCAACGGTGGCCTCCTGCTCGTCTTCGCCTATGTCAAACTCTAATTCTTGGTTCATCTGTTCTTTCATTTTTAGCCTCTCCTCACATGTGTAGAATATCTTCGGGGTCATTAACGAGCCCCAAGACTTCATCATCATTTAATAGACGAATCTCACCACCATCGATCTGGATTCGAGAACCTGCATACCGTCCAAAGATTACCCAATCGCCCGGCGCGCACCACGGTCCGCGCGGAAACTTAGACTCATCGGCATAAGCCAACTCACCTACTTTGAGGACATATCCCACATTAGTAGCCAGTTGTGTCCGCTGGCGTGTTTCATCGGCAAGCACAATTCCGCCTTTAGTGGTTTTTGCACCACGGTAGGGGAGAATGGCAATACGCCAGCCAGTAGGTTTGGGTATGAGGTCGAGGATTTGTTCAGCAAGCCCCTCATTGTGGACTTTGCCTTCCTCGGTATATGCGTCGTCAAGAGTAGGTTTTTTAGACACACTGTCTTCCAACAGTTTGTCCTTCTCCCACTTCTCTTCAAGAGGCGTTAGTTTTTTTTCAGCTTCCATAGGGTTTTCTCTGGTGGTTAAAAATCTTCTGAATGTTTACCCGCTCGATCTCGGATAATTTGATCCACAAGCTTTATGCCTTCCAGACGGCCCATAAGAAAACGATAGTGCTCCATGTCTTTTATTGTGCCGTGAAGCACAATTGTTTCGGAGTCTACCTGTAATTTTCTAATGTCTTTCAATACGCTTTCAGCGAATTCGAGCATGGTCGTTTTTCCATGAGAGCAGACGGTTAATAGCCACTGTCTGGGGGCTTGCTTAGTAAATCTTTACTGG